GAGCTTGGTAGGATAGTCCTGCCGAAAGAGCTGCGTCGTGTATACGGCATCAACCCTAACGACTCGGTCGAGATCTTTGTCACAGGCGAGGAGATCATCCTGCGTAAGTATGTGCCGTCTACGGGATGTACGTTTTGCGGTACGGTCGCGGATCACTATGCAGATATGGGCGAGCGTCGGATCTGTCCGGAGTGTGCGAGATTGATCAAGGAGAGGTTGGGCGGGGTGGCCGATGATCCATTCTGACCCAAACCGTGCCGCCTGGCCTACCGAATGCAACATCATCATGCTGCTTCCGGATTGCGAAGTGTGTGGACGGCGAATGGATAAACGGTTTCTGCGGCGGTGGAACGAACGGCGGGTGTGTCGAACTTGCATCGAGGAGTTGACAGCTGATGAGTAGTGTCGAACTCCTCCCGCACCAAGTCCAACTGCTTGAACAGACCAAAGACAAATCCCGCGTGGCTTATTACGCATCGATGGGCTTAGGAAAGACTTTCCTCGCCGCCGAAAAACATCGACAGCTCGGTTATCCGATCGCCCTGGTCATTTGTCAAAAATCCAAGATTGACGATTGGGCCAAGCACTTCGAAACCTACTACGACTACCCGGTCATCGTGTTTGACTCACAGAAGGTCGATCAACTACCTGATAAATGCGTCCTAATCATCAATTACGACAAAGTTTGGCGCCGGCCAGAGCTGCTCAAGCTCATGAACTACACCCTGATTCTGGACGAATCAAGCTATATTACCAACGAATCGGCGAAACGAACCAAGTTCATCATGAAGCTCAAAACGACCAACATCATTCTGTTATCTGGCACACCGACCGGAGGTAAGTATGAGCAGCTCTGGACGCAAGCGAACCTGCTCGGCTGGCGGATCAGTAAAGACCTTTTTTGGAAGCACTATATTGAAACTGAATGGATTGAGGACCCTGGAGGACACAAGACACAGGTCATCACCGGTTACAAAAATGTTGATCGCCTCAAGTCCAAACTGCGGGAATATGGTGCAGTGTTCATGACCGATGAAGACGCGGGAATCGAGCTTCCGGAGAAAGTGGATACCGTGGTCAGCGTTCGAAACACAAAAGAATACAGTCGATTCAAGCGCGACCGAATCATTGAAATTGACGGCAAGACGCTTATTGGAGACACAGCTCTTACCAAAATGCTTTATCTCCGCCAGCTGGCCGGTTTGTACAATCCGGGGAAATATGAAGCGCTGCAGGATCTACTCGAATCCACGAGTGATCGGGTACTGATCTTTTACAACTTCCGCGCTGAATATGACCGGATCCGCAAGATTTGCGAGGAACTTGGAAAACCGATCAGTACAGTCAACGGAGACGAAAAAGACTTGACTGCTTTTCAGGAGCAGGAGGAATCGGTCACGCTCTTGCAATATCAATCCGGTGCTCTCGGGCTCAACCTGCAGCTGGCCAACAAGATCATCTATTTTTCCCCACCGCTGGAAAGCATTTTGTTCGAGCAGTCGCAACGGCGGACCCGACGAATCGGTCAGTCCAGGACGTGTTTTTATTGGTACCTGGTTACCAAGGGAAGCATCGAAGAGCAGATTTACGAAACGCTGAAGCAACGCAAAGACTTCACGGACAAATTGTTTGAGGAGGTATACGATGCCTGAACAACAGTTACAGCTGGTTGACCGAAAGGCGCAAGCGGTGATCAAGAAATTGCACGGCTTGGAAGTTCGCTTCCAAAAGCTGAGCGAACAGCGCGAATTGCTGAAAGAACAGCTGCGCGAAGTGATGGCCCGCAACGACATCAAGAAGATCGACACCGACGATTTTACCATCACATACGTAGATGAAACGGTGACACACCGGTTTGACAGCGCGAGATTCAAAAAGGATCACCCGGAAACGTATGAGCTCTATCAGAGCCCGTCCGTCGTGAAAGCGCACGTCAGGTTCAAGCTGAAATGAGAGAATCGCAATTCCAATCTCGAGTCCTGAAATTCTTAGCTGACGAGGACATCTACTTCATCAAGTATTGGGGCGGCGGCCATTTCACCCGCGCCGGCGTCCCGGACATCATCGCTTGCGTGAACGGTATTTTCATAGCGATCGAGCTTAAAACCGAAACCGGTCGAGTGGCGAAACTGCAGGAATACAACCTGGACAAGATCCGGGAGTCCGGAGGAATAGCTCTGGTACTCCGGCCGGCTGATTTTCCTACATTCCAAAAATTCATACGGGAGGTGAAAGCTTGCAATATTCGTATTCCCGAGTATCCACCTTCAAGCAATGCCGGAGACGGTTTAAATTCCAGTACATTGACAAGCTCAAGACGGTCCCGGACCAAACCGCCGACAGCGCACTGATCGTCGGGAACGCATTACATCTCGGCATTGAGAAGGACGCTAAGGCGATGTTGACGCACTATTACGGCCAGTTCTACATCATTACGGACGACCATATCAACGAAGCGATGAAGCTCGAAATATTGCTTGAAAAAGTCAAAGAAGTGCTGGCTGACGTCAATATCCTGCATCATGAATACCTGATAGACACGCCGGTTTTCAAGGGAATTGTTGACTTAACCATCGATAACGGTGACGGAACGGTAGATGTACTGGACTTCAAATATTCGAACAACATCGATCGATATTTGGAATCCCCACAACTCCATATTTACAAGTGGTTTCTGGAGAAAGCCGGATTCAAGGTAAAGCGTCTCGGATTTGTATTCATTCCGAAAACCCAAATCAAGCAACGGAAAGACGAGAGTTTGACTCAGTTCCGGCGACGACTGCAAAGCGCGGTCCGGAATTCGGAAATCCAGTTATGCGAAGTGAAATACGATGAATCGAAGGTACAGGAGTTTTTCGAAGACATCAAAAACATCGAAGCCGCACAGCAATACCCGAAGAATGTCACAAAACTGTGTGACTGGTGCGATTATCAAAAATTTTGTTTGGAGGGAATAGACTATATGATTTTACCTGAAAACAAGAGACGTGAAATAACAATCAACACGACCCCGGATATGTGGTTGTACGGTGATTCATACAGCGGAAAGACGGTCTTTATGGACTCTTTCGATGATGTGCTCATGATCAACACGGACGGAAACATCGATCATATCAGCTCGCCGGTTGTCCGGATCATGGACACAGTGAAGGTGGAAGGCAGGCTGACAACACGAATTTTCGCCTGGAAAAACTTCCTCGACGTGATCACGGAGCTGGAGAAAAAGCAAAATGACTTCAAAACGGTCGTTGTCGACCTGGTTGAAGATCTTTGGGAGCACTGCCGGCTGTACATGTACGACAAACTCGGCATCGAGCACGAACATGATGCCGGCTACGGTAAAGGCTACGACATGGTTCGGACGGAGTTTCTTTCCAACATGAAGCGGCTGAAAAACTGCGGCTACCAGCTGGTGTATATCAGCAAGCTCGCCGTGTCAGAGATCACGCAGAAAAACGGCGCCAAGATCACCACGTTCAAACCCAACATCAATGACAAAGTGGCCAATGTCCTCGCCGGCACCGTCGACTTGACGGCCCTGGTTGTAGCCGACGGCGATGAACGGTACTTGAGCTTCAAAACCTCACCGTACATTTTCGGTGGCAGCCGATACAACTTCGGAGTCGACCGGATCCCGTTGAATCGGGATGAATTTATCCGGACTTTAACGGCCGCACAGAAAGGAAAGGCTGCGCCGAAGGTTGAAACAACGGCGTCCGATAAGACCGAAACGGAAACATCGGCCGATGATGCCGCTCAGGTCGCAGAAACGTCGTCTGAAGGGGAAGCCGAAGAGCAATCTTCCCGTCCGCGTCGTCGTCGGGCCTAATCAATAAAATATTCAAAAGGAGAACTGATCAACCATGACTCAATCTATCTGGGAAAAATTCGACCAAGCGATCGACACGAAGGCATTGAAAGAAGATGTCAAATCCGCTGCGGAAAACGGCGGCGGTGAGTACCGGGAAGTTCCGGTCGGAAAATATGAAGTGAAAATCACGAAGCTGGAACTCGCTGAAACCAAAGATGGAAAACCGAAGATGAGTTGCTGGATGCAGATCCTGGATGGCGAGTACAAAGGCTCGTACATCTTCTACAACCAAGTGCTGCACACCGGCTTCGGGATCCACAATGCGAACGAATTTTTGCGCAGCCTGGACAGCGGCATTGATGTCCAGTTCGAAAGCTTCAAACAATACCACGAGCTGCTTTTGGACATCCACGAAGCGATCGACGGAAAACTGGAATACGCGCTCGAGTACGGAGAAAACAACAAAGGGTTTAAAACCTACAAGATCGTCGAAGTGTTCGACGCGCAGTAAGAAGGCAGGAGGGGATTCAGAAATGGGTCCCCTCTTTCAAAAAGTGGGGGAAGCGGATGATCTTTTTTGACGCGGAAGTCTTTCGTCTCGACTGGATGTTCGTGTTTATGGACACCGACACCAAAACCACAACCGAGATTGTGAACGATCCGGACCGGCTCAAAGCTTTCTACGAATCCCATAAAAACGACATCTGGGTAGGGTACAACAGCCGGCATTATGATGCTTATATCCTGAAAGCCGTTCTCTGTGGTTTCGATCCTTGGGATGTTTCGGACTATATCATCAACCAAAAACAACAAGGCTGGACCTACAGCAATATGTTCCAAAAGATTCAGCTTTATAACTTCGATGTGATGACAGACAAAAGCAAAGGTTTGAAGCAGCTCGAAGGCTTCATGGGGTCCAACATCCGAGAAACATCGGTGCCGTTTGATATTGACCGAAAACTTACCGACCAGGAAATCGCCGAAGTTCTCGCGTATTGCCGTCACGATGTAGAGCAAACCATGCATGTCTTCATTGAGCGGATCGAGGAATTCGAAAGCCACATGGCGCTCATCAAGATGTTCAAACTGCCACTGTCCTATCTGTCCAAAACCAAAGCGCAGCTGGCTGCGGTCATCCTCAATGCCCGCAAGCAAGAGCGTCATGACGAGTTCGACATCCGGCTGCCGGACACGCTGCGGATCGAAAAGTATCGGCATATCGTGGATTGGTATTTGACTCCTGAGAACCGGAACTATGAAAAAATACTCAACGTGGAAGTCGCCGGCGTGCCGCATACGTTCGCCTGGGGCGGTTTGCATGGTTCCCGGGACAATTATCAGGGCGAGGGTGTATTTCTTTCAGTCGACGTGGCCAGTTATTACCCAGCCCTGATGATTGAATACGGCTTCCTCAGCCGGAACGTGGCCGACCCGGAAAAATTTCGGCAGATTCGGGATGAACGACTCCGGTACAAAGCTGAAAAAAACCCGCTCGCCAATCCGCTCAAAATCGTGATCAATAGCGTCTATGGCACCATGAAAGATAAGTACAACCCGCTCTATGATCCGCTTCAGGCCAACAATGTGTGCGTCGGCGGCCAGTTATTATTGTTAGACCTCATCGAGCAATTGGAGCCGGTTGTAGAGCTCGTCCAGTCCAACACAGACGGTCTGATCGTCCGGATCCCGAAACGTGAGAACGTCGAAATTGTGCATGAGCTCTGCGCAGAATGGCAGGCCCGCACGCGGATGGTGTTGGAATTTGAAGTATTCTCGCGTATCTATCAGAAGGACGTGAACCATTACATCATCGTGAAGAAGGACGGCAGCTACAAATCAAAGGGCGCATACGTGAAGAAGCTGGACCGACTCGACTATGACCTGCCGATCGTGAACAAAGCGGTTGTGGCGTATTTTGTTCACGGTACAGATCCTGCGGAGACGATCCAAAACTGCAATCGCCTGATCGAGTTCCAAAAAGTCGTTAAAGTCAGCGAGAAATACGGTTACGCGCTACACGGTGATAAACGACTTTCTGAGAAAGTCCTGCGGGTATTCGCGTCTCGGTCGCACGCGGATCCGGGCGTCTACAAAGTGAAATCCGGCAAAGACCGGCCGGAGAAAATCGCCGGTACACCGGAGCGGTGTTTCATCGAAAACGGTGACATTCGGGAGGCAAGGATCCCGCGGAAACTGGACAAAAATTGGTACATCGAGACAGCGAAAAAACGGATCGCGGATTTCTTGGGTGAGTCAGACGATGCAGAACAATTCGAATTTCCGTTTTAGAAGGGAGGATCGATCCACATGCCTGGAAAGAAACCCGGAACAAAGAACTGGACGAAAGAGGAAATTGATTATCTGCAGGAGAGCTGGGGAAAAGTCAGCATCAAAACAATTTCCAAGAATCTTGGGCGGTCGACAAATGCCGTAAAACTACGAGCCCAACGATGCGGCCTTGGCGATGCTCGGTTTTCTTATGAAGGAATAACCGTCAGTCAGTTGATGAAGGCGCTTGATAAAACCTATTCGGCTGTGAACGCATGGATCCGGAAATATGGAATGCCGGTCAAAAGAAAGGTTTTCGCGAAGTCTGCCCGCGTGAAAGTGATAACCTATGATGATTTTTGGGAGTGGGCTGAGCAGCATAAGGAACTACTCAACTTCTCCAAGATGGAGCCGGGCACGCTTGGTCCCGAGCCAGAATGGATGGTTGAAAAGCGGAGAGCCGACATGCTGCGTTCGCAAAAGACGAAACGTGCTGTTCCCTGGACGCCATCCGAAGATCAACAACTGAAGCAGATGGTGCGAATGTCTGGTATGACCTATCCCAAATTAGCCGCCCATTTCAACCGATCGGAAGGTGCAATCAAACGTCGACTATACGATTTGGGAATCAAATTCCGTCCAGAACGCCTGGAAAACCACATCAAATACACGCCGGAAGAAGTTCGCAAACTGGCGATAATGGCCCAGCAAGGATATGCCTGTGAGACCATCGCGCGAGAACTCGGCAAGAGTGCTCTGGGCGTCCGTGGGAAGCTCGAGCGGATGGGATTTGACTTCAAGCGGCGGGAATTCCGGGATATCGGTGTGCTGTGGGAGCAAACAAGGAAGATTGGTTTATAGTTTAACGCTTTAATGCGGGAAAATCGGACGTTTTTTCTGCAATTTTTCCCGCAGTTGCTGCGGAACGTGAAACTGAAAACCCTTGATATTACGGCATTTTCAAAATCGTTTTCCGCAGACATTGCGGGAAATCCCGCAGAAAAATCAACGAAATTTCCCGCAATTGGGGTGAGATTATGAACGGTGAATTAACAGCACCTTATGAATTTTTATACAAAGGTTTCATCCGGTTAAAGAATAAAAAAGCTGTAACAAAATACAAAGAATGTGAAGGAATAGTCAGCCTTCGATCGACGGAGCGATATGAGGAATACGCTGGTATCCTGGCACCAGGAATCGTCCTGATAGACATCGACAACAAAGATGATTCAGACAAAGTCCTGCAAATCATCGACGATCTCAACATTCAGTGCTGTGTCGTCGAGACTGGCCGAGGGAAACACTTTCTGTTCCGGGATCCGGACCTGCCCAGCAACAAAACCAAGACGAACACCGCGATCGGAATTACCGTCGACATTAAGCTCGGAACACGCAATTCCTATCAAGTGCTCAAGCATAACGGCGTGAAACGGCCCTGGATTCGGAGATCTGAACAAGTTGATACGCTGCCGAAGTGGCTCCTGCCGGTCAAACACGACGTCGATTTCACAGCACTTAGCGAAGGCGACGGCCGGAATCAGGCACTCTTTAATTACATCTTAACTTTACAGTCCGCCGGTTTCACGAAAGACGAAATCAAGGAAACTGTCAATCTGATCAACAAATACGTGTTGAAGAAGCCGTTGGAGCAGCGGGAAGTTGACACTATTTTACGAGATGAAGCGTTTAAGAAACAGTCGTTTTTCAAGGGCTCGACGTTTTTGCATGATCGATTTGCACATTACATCATGCGGGAGAATCACATCATCAAGGTCGACAATGTACTGCATGTCTACCGGGACGGTGTGTATTCTGATCGCCCGCAGGACATTGAAGCGGTTATGATTAAACATCTTCCGATGCTCAACCAGGCGAAGCGTCGTGAGACTCTCGCCTATCTCGATATCATCGCGGAAAATCAAGATCCGGCGCCGGCGAATTTAATTGCTTTACAGAACGGCGTTTATGACTTGGATTCCAATACAATCATCGACTTTAGCCCGGACATCATCATCAAAAACCGGATCCCGGTTACATTTGATCCGGATGCTTACGACAAAACGACCGATCAAACGCTGAATAAAATCAGCTGCGGTGACAAAGAGGTCAGAGCATTGCTGGAAGAGATGATCGGGTATCTCTTGTTCAGGCGTAACGAGCTGCGCAAAGCGTTTATCCTGACGGGATCCGGACAAAACGGGAAGTCGACGCTACTCGATATGATCAAGCATTTTCTCGGTCAGGACAATTACAGTTCGCTTGCGCTCGAAGAACTGGGACACCGGTTCAAGACGGCGGAGCTATTCGGGAAATTAGCGAATCTGGGGGATGATATCGACAGCGAATACATTCAGTCGAATGCCGTTTTCAAAAAACTGGTCACCGGGGAAACCGTGAACGTGGAGCGCAAAGGTAAGGATCCGTTCGAGTTCAACAATTACGGAAAGCTGATTTTCAGCGCGAATGAAATGCCGCGGATTAATGATCGAACGGATGGACTCATCAGCCGACTAATCATCATACCGTTCAACGCGAAATTCACGGCACAGGATCCGGATTACGATCCGTTCATCAAAGACAAGCTGCTCACGGATCGCGCGATGTCGTATCTATTGAATCTCGGTCTGGACGGCTTGAAGCGCGTCTTATCAAACAAACAATTTACGATGCCAGAAATTGTCCGACAAGAAATGCAGCTCTATGAATCGATCAATAATCCCGTACTCGCATTCATTGAAGACGGCGGGAAGATCGAGAACGAGGCTACAAAAGATGTTTACCTGAAATACAGCGCCTGGTGTCATCAAAACGGACTCCGGCCGCTCAGTCAAATACAATTCAGCAGGGAGGTGTGTCGGAAGCTCGGAATGGAAACAAAAGTGATCAGGGTAGATGGAAAACTGAATCGTATATTTATACAAAATTAATGTATATTTATACATTTATGGGCTGTTACAGATGTTACGGATCGTTACAGGTAATTTTTGAACATCTGTAACAGCTAGACACATTGATGCACAAGGGATTTTAAGGATTTGTTACAGATGTTACAGATGTTTTCAACTTCTTATATAGGAATCTATCAGGCGTACACACGCGCACAAATAATATAAATATATATTTATTATTTATCTGTAACATCTGTAACGCGGAAATATTTTACAGGTGATGATTATGAACGAAATCCAAAAACGCAAAGCGTTTCAAAAAATCAAATCCATGACCAACGAACAATTTTGGAATTTTCAAAATTGGCTTCACAGCCAGGCCTACGCAAAGGCCGTCGAGCACTATACCGACGCGGCAGAGATCGTGCTGCCGCCTCGGCTGCAGAAGGCGCTGCATGATAAGGCCACGCAGATCAGGGAGCAGTGGGACGGCATGGCGACGATCACGCTGGACGACACAACAGGCACGGAGTTTGATCGGGTAATGGGACGGATTAACAAGGATGGTGATCAGAAGTGAGCGCAGTGTGTACGAGATGCGGAGTCATCTTACACGGATTGGATAA